TGTTCTAGTTCTTTATTTGGTTCCATAGAGTTCCAGTTTATCTCTAACAAACTTTCTAATGTATTCTGTGAGAAGTTTGATGTATTTTGATTTGTCTCTTTCTTCATAAACGACGCATTCTCCATTTTCACAAGACATAATGATTACAAGTTTTTTGACTGAAATACCAGTCAGTTCGTATAACATACACCCATATGCCATACATTGAACAAAGTAATGTTCGATCCACTCACGTGGTTTTGGTTTTTTAGAAGTCTTAAAGTCGATTATTGCTAACTCGCCGTTATATTCGGCAATACAGTCAACAGTCCCAGCAACGCCTAATTGCTTACTATATAGGGACCCTTCAAGGGCGTAAATATTATTTATACGATTGAGTTCTGTTTTTGAGATCTTAAACAGAAAATCCGAAAGAGGTTGAACTGGGGGTAGATCACGATTATGAAGATAGTTCTCTACAAGTGTGTGCATATCAGTTCCACGACTGGTTGCCGCTTTCGTGACTCGCTCTGCTTCTTCTTCTCCGACTTTCTTACGCCAGTTAATAAAGATTTCCTTATTAAAATGACTGGTCACCGAAGTGATGGAGACCAGTCGAAGAAGTTCTTCCTCATCAGGAACTGAATAGTATCTTACACCATCAATCGTCTCACGCTCCAACTTGGGGAGTTCAATATCAATATGATTAAACATTAAGACCTCACTCTTTTCATATTATAGCATATTATTGTTATTTTTGAACTTTCTCATCAAAGCTTTTTGTCTCATTTTTTCAATAGTTTCAGGAGAATGTTTTTTGCCAAACATTGGATTATTTTTTCCAGAAATGTCGTGATGATTTTGACTAATTTTTTTCTTAGTTTCTTCCGATACAAATTTTCCTATATGTTTTTCTCTAATTTTTTGTTTAGATTCTTCTGATAGGTTTCTACCCAAGCAATTTTTATTTCCTTTGGCAGAAATGCTCATTTTTTTCTTAGTTTCTTCACTATGAGTTTTACCATACATACCAACCTTTTTCTCTTTATGAAGTTGTTTTACTCGCTCAGAACATTCTTGACGATATTCCTCACTTGCTTCCCAACCAAAAATACCATCACCACCATCAGTTAAATTATAACCATTAGGAACTTTTGTATCATATTGTTTAATATAATACTGCTCCAATTCATATACTCTTTCGGCACTTTCAACTTCTTCAATCAATTCAATAGAGAATTTTTGGTGACCATATTTTTGGATTGCCTCAGTTAGAAGAAATCCTATTTTAATATGTTGAGAAAACCGTTCTTCAAGAGAAAATTTAGTTATACCAACATATTGTTTTTTATTTTCAATATTGGTAATTAAATAAACTTTATACATTATAGTTCGTGAAAGTTATAACTATTTATAATAACTGGAAGTTTCACGAACTATTATACTATACTATATTTCAACACCAGATTGAATTTTGGCAATGATATATTCTTTCACGAGACCTGACCTACAAATGTCATCAATACCAAATTCAATGATATCAAATGAAGGCATAGAACGAATAATTTTCATAAAATCCATAATGCCATTTTTTTCACTCATTTTAGTAAGATCAGATTGCGTGGCATCACCACAGAAACAAATTCTAGTATTTTCGCCAACACGAGTAATAATAGAATCTAATTCGTGTCCGGAAAGGTTTTGGAACTCATCTACAATAATAATCGAATTATCAAGAGTCGTTCCACGCAAGAAAGAAGTGGACCAGAACTTAATGGTCTCTTGTGACTTCAAGTTTCCATAAAGCATCTCAAAATCGGCATCAGAAGGCATCTGGAACATATACTTCACCATATTCTTATAAGGAATCTGGTAAATATCTGCCTTATCATCGTGTGTTCCAGGCAGAAATCCAATCTCACGAGTGGCGACTAGTGAACGAACGAGATAGATCTTTTCATAGGGTGTGGTTTCGTCCAGAACATCTTGAAGTGCATTATACAATGAGATAAAGGTTTTACCCGTCCCAGCACATCCATAAGCAACAATATGTTTACCTTCGGCATAAGATTCGAACAAACGCTTTTGATTTTCTGTAAGAGGATCAATATCAACCAAGTATTCTGCACTCAGAGGTTTTCTCCTCTTCATTTGTTTTGCAGTTAGACCAACACCAATCGGTTGATCCAAACTTCCTCTTTTTCTTCTTGCCATTAGATTTTCTTTACACGTGAACCAGGTGCTTTAGATGCTTTTTCGAGGACAGTGTTCCACGAAGGGTGTTTGGAAGTAAGTTTGTCCTTCCATTCCCCAATTTCGCAACAATTTGGTGCTGTTGATGGATCACTCCAATCCCTAGTCCAATCAACATTATCCTTTGACCATTGATCCCAGTCGTGAATACTCATAACAACTTCTTTTTGTTCCCCAGTTTTTTTATTAATGATTGGGTATGTCGGCATTTTTTCCTCTCAAAGTTTTTATATAAAAAAATTATTTATTGGTATTTCTTGTAAAGGTTCTTCCTCTCCTCCAACCATTCGGTATATCACATTCTTTAAAAACATATCTACTTTCAACTCCATCAGTAATCCACATCATAATACTTTTTCCACTATTCCAAGATTTTTTACCATACCTATGATTTTTTTCACCAATTTGTCTTTCGCTCATTTTTTTCTTGGTTTCTTCATTTCTTTTTGAACCATAATTTGGATTATTTTTTCCCACTCTACCATACATATGATTTTTTTCACCTTTTTGACGATCACTAAACATTTGTAAAATATCTTTATTATGTCTGTAACCGTAGGCAGGATGTTCCTCCCCTATTTTACCATACATTGGATTATTTTTACCATTTAAACGACAATAAAATTTTACAGAAGTTTGTTTTGCTCTATTAGCAAAATGAGGATTTTTATCTACTTCATAAAAATTGTGAAGTATTATTTCTGCTTCAAGTGCTTCTTCTACACTATCAAAAGTTTCTAAAATAATTTTTTGGGATGGATTAAAGTTCTTATCGTGAAAACTTCCAAAGTAATTTACATCTTCTTCTGGAGGACATTCACATTCTCTTTTTCCAATATAACCTTTTCCATATTCCTCAAAGGAATAATACACATAAAAGTGTTTCATACTACTCTTAACTTGGTGACATAAGTATTTATAATAGAAAGGGGCATTTCTGCCCCTACATTCTGCCTTAAATGTGTCACCAAGTTAAGGCACATTTATTTAGGGGCTCAAACGGGCTTTATGAAGGCGTTTTTCTTCATAATACTTCCAAACGTTTGGAGTCCATTTTTCAAGAAGAGGAACAAACTGTTCACACAATGCTTGAATTTCTAATTGTGCGTCCATTTTTGCTCGCAGATCCATAATATGAAGAACAGAACGTAGGTTAAAAGAAACCACAAAGTTCTGACGAATTGCTTGTGCAAGATAGTCCCTAATATGCTCTTCACACATTCCTTTTTCGTATTTTGTTGCATAACGCTTACAACCTTCTACAATCCAGTTTAGTTCGTCTTGATAATCTTCTGCTGTCCAATCATACTTCTTACCATACCGATTAGTATAAAATCCAGGGGGACGCACAAAAAATACATCTTCTGGTTTAAGTTCACCGCTTGCAACTTTGATTACTCGCTTACCAGTGTAACGTTGAGATTGAACATCGAAAGTTACACCCACTCTATGAGTTCGTGCCTGCATAGCAACATTATGAACATACCCAGACACCGAAAAAGTAATAGAAGGGTGCTCTAGGGGACCCCAGTGCCCTTTCTCATTGCTTAAAAGACGTTCTACAACCCATTCACCACACTCACTCGGTTTAGGAATAGTTTGGTTGTGGATTGGAGTTTCTGAATAATCACATTTACCTGCCTGATAAATTACTTGTTCTGGAAGTGCATAGCATTGAAGAACTACCACTTCAAGATTTTTATCAAGTTCAAGAAGGTCTTTTGCTTTAATAGGCTTCATTTCTTTCCAAATCCTTTTGATGTTTTTGCTTCTAGTTCTGCAAGTTCCTCTTTTAAAACTCGCAGTTGTTGCTTCATTTCTCTGATTTTTTCATCAGTATAAAGATGCTCCTGTTTAATTAATCGTTCTAAAAGTTTAACAAGTTTTTTTGCTCTATTAATCCGGGTATCCATCATCATCTTCAAAAATTTCGTCGTAATCGTGGTGTAATCCTTGTGTTATTTCATCATAGTTCAAATAACTTTGAGTATCAGAGTAAATCTCTGCCTTTAAAGAATCAACCAAAAGTTCAAGATTACGGACGATAAGTTTTAATTTTTCTTTGTCCATAAGTTCATATCCTTTCAGGCAATTTTACCATAAAAAAAGGGGGAGATCAACTCCCCCAGTATATATTACAAACGACTCAATAACTCTCTACATACCCTTTTACAACTTTGTTGGTCTTCATCGCACTCGACTAAACAATCA